TTGTAGTGCTTAGCGTAGGCCGCTGCATAGCTATCGCGGTCGATGCCGCACCCCACCTGCATACCAAATATTTTGCTGCGATTGCCAACTAACCATTCGACGTAGGCACTTGTATGTATATGGCCCTGAACCGTGCTTTGCATATCGTTCTTTGCCTTAGTGCGTGCGGTGCCGCCTTCCCCGTGGCAGTATTGTACGCCGTCGTACTCAATCCGCTCTACCCAATTCCAAGACGTACCCAAGACATCGTTGTAGTCTTTAATCCATTCACGCGGCACTGATGAGCTGAACGCCTTGCGCATTATTAGCCTGTCATGGTTGCCTATAATGACGTCAGCAATAGGAAACGCCTGCGCCCACTTATCGACGTGCTTTATCGCCTCCTGTAGTTCGTACCCTCCACTCATTCCGTTGGCGTCTGTTTCGTGGTATGACGCATAATGGTTATCGAGAATATCACCTATAAAAATCACTTGATTGCAGGCAAAGCGGTCGTAGGTGTCTAAACAAAACTCAAAATATCCGCCAAGCTCGAACGGACAATGTAAGTCACCTATAACCAAAATACGCCGTTCCTTTGTTCTTAGGTAGTCCAGCGCACGCATCTGCTGGGCGTTGATCCGTGGGCGTATGTCCTTAGTCATATAACCAAACTACATCCGCATCTTTTGCGGGGTGATCGTCCACGTGTATGAAGTCCTTGTGAATGCCAATGCGGTTAAATCCCGCCTCGTAAAGTGCGCCAAGGATATAGCCGCGCGTTCTGCTGTCACTGCATACAATATCAACCGCCAAGCCGTCAAGGTGGGCGCTGTCTTTCTTTCCGCCGCTCGCCCGATTGTGTGCGCTGCATCTCACGCCTGAGCTGATCCGAAACGGTACGCCAGCTTTGTGGCGGGCGTCGTCCAGCATCATTAAAAAATCCATGTCCATTATGTCGATACCAAGGCCCTCAGAATTTGTGCGGCATTTCTTGCACTTGCAGTCAAATTCTTCAAAGCGGAAATACCTTAGTTCCATAACAGTGCGCAGGCGGCGATCAATATAATTAAATCCGCAACGTCTGCCCTTCCGTACTCGCGAGCCTTATATATGACGTTGACGGTTATGGTTGCTAAGATAATCCAAATCATTTTTGAAGCTTTGCAATCATCAACTCGATTTTGTGGACGCTGGCCAGTAGTTCTTTCATGTCGCTCTTTATCTCGTTGCTGTCTAGTTCCAACTGAATCACGCGGCTTTTCAGGCGTGCCACCGTGCTGTTGAGGTTTACCCATACACCAATCAAACCAGCTACCACAGGCAAAACGATTGCCACAATTTCCCACTCCATTACTTCTCTTTTTTCTGTATGATAAACCAATTCGAATTATGGCACAAGATAGTGATGCCGTCATAAGAGCGGTTGAAAGCGTAAGCGCCTGCGCCGTCAATAGTTACACCCGTATCGCCTGAATGCGGCTCAAGCTGTATGTTCTTGTTTGCGCTTATAGTTTCGTCGCTGTGAAATTGTACCGTGCGCCCCTCGTTACCCGTTACGCTTGGCAGATATATGAAGCTCCTGCCGTTCGCTCCTGTCCATGTGTTCATGACCATATAATCAACTGCCGTTACTTGGTAGGTAGATGCATCGCTGTTATTTACTGCCGTCACGGGCTGCTGTAGCAAGCGGCGAAATACATTCGGGGCAATGTTGCCAGCATCGGGCGCAAAGGTGTTGCGGATATTGTACACGGGTTCGCTGTCGTCCTGCGGATCGTGCGTGTCAATTACTTCAGGCTGTGGCACAACAATATCCTCATCATTATCATCAAGCTGCCACGCTTCAAATTCGCCTTCAATCGGTCGTGCTATGAAAGACGTTTGAAACGGCAAGTAAAAACCGCCTTCAATTTCTAACGTATTTAAGGGGCTGACAAATCGTTTATAATAGCCGCCGCGCTTAATCATCGTGCTATTGTTTTGGCCCGCTATAATTTCCTGCACTCCAAGCGAATGTATTGACGTATCTGCTTGCGGGTATAGTATCCCACTCCACTCGTTTATCACTTCACCCTGTCCTATATTATCATAAATATTTTTATGGTTATCGAACGTGCCTGAACCTATCTCGACGCTTGGCTGATCAACAATTAGTTGGCCGTTATTTCCTGTGTTGGCCTCGTATACTACTTGGTCGCCGTTGGTCGCCGCTCCAGTCATGGCATACACGGCAATATTGGAAAGCTTGCCGTAGGCGTTCGCGCCGTTAATATCTGTGATAGGTGCACCACTATGGTCGTTTGCCATTATTGTAGCCGTCACACTTAAACCAGTTTGCTGAGAAGGTAAAACGGGTAAATCCACTAATAAATTCTGATCACCTACAGGCACTTCTAACACATTACTAAAAAAACTCTGTGCTAAAAATATTTGACCTGTGTTCCTGTCGAAATACATTGGATCTGGAGTCAAAGGAATATAAAAGAAACCACTTGAAGCCCATGCAGGGCCACTTATGTTCATGTTGTCAATGCTTACACTGCTTTGGTAGTTTCCGTATTCCGTAGTATCAGGACCAAAAGTAACAGAATTTGCTAAGAAAAGCGTTCCGCACTGAATGCGCAATCTTAAAACTAAACGGCCTAATATATCCTCACCAACTGGAAACGTGCCGCCGCCTGAGTAACTGTGATTGTATCGGAATTGCAAGCGCAGAACTGTGTCAGGTTCATAAACCAAATCATCATCAGTGATTTCCGTGCCAATCAATTCGCTATAAAGCCCCTGAGAATTTAAGAATTGTGCGAACTGAAACAACACGGGCAAATTGGCGTTGGTTTCCCAAATTCGTTGGACCTTCTGCAATGGCGGCAAGAAAGTAGTCGATCCACCTGCAAGCTTTATAACGTCTTCACCCACTTCTAAGTTTACATCTACCGCCGTGGCGCTTGAGCTTACTGTGCCGCCTTTGGTGACGCTGTAAAAAGATAAATACGTACTGTCCGTAACCGCGCCAATTGGTATGAAGTAAAACACGCCTTCAGCAAAAAACACGCGGCTGTTAAATGTGATCGCTAAATCTTGAAGCACTTTGAATGTATCAAAAAACTCAGGTGTGCCGTTCTCATTCTGATTGTAAAAAGCTGAGTGGTTTACCTCTGACTCTATTAGCGCGTTCGTGCTCTGAAAATCTGTAGTAGGGTAAAAATTGTTGGCGTATTTGAATAAGACATCTGTGCTATTGTACACATGGAGCGCCCGCGTTTTCAGTAGGCATTTGTAAATATGCTGCGCTATATTGTCGCGGCCTGTGTATGCCGTGCCGTCGTTCGTGTACAATGTATTGGCAAGGTTGCCCAATTCGTCCACCGCGTTAAAAGTGTTTTGTATCGGATAAGCTTCATCCATTAGGCTTATCTGCTCAGACAGCAGCACACCCGTCCAAAACAATTCATTAGTAACCTGCCAACCCTTCCAAACTGACACCGTAAATTCTGCATCCTCCGAGTTTGCTAATTGCCCAATAAAATTGGTGTGCTGTTGGGCGTTCTCAATAAGGGTGAATGTAAGTTCACTGCCTATGATTGGCTGCATTCGGTTTTCATTGTCGCCGCTGTATTGCAGCGTGAAGCCATCAGCGCCAAGATTAAACTCGAACGGCGATACTTGCCAGCCTGCTTGGTGAATGTTTAAACGGTACTCAAGGCCGTTATCATCTTTGAAGTCTGCGTATAGTCGTATTGGGTCCATGGCTTAAAATCCTCTTACGCGGTTACGGTCGATTGCATTGCGCTCACTTGTTAGCAGTATGTCACGGCCTGAGATCTTGCCCGTAACCTGTACAGCTTGGCCGCCCATCATGCTTTGTAATTTACTCAGTGGCGCAATGACCTCAGGGTCTACGCTTGCATTTTGGTTATCTCCAACCATTGCCATGGTAGGACCAAACGCGAGGCCACCCTTTGCCAGTGCTGGAGGGCTGCCTTGCATCCGTGTACTTAGTCCTTTAATAACCGCACCCGCTGCAACCAACGCAACACCAGCGGCCACGGCTGCCAGTGGGTTAGTGGTAAGCGATACAAAGAAAGTGCTGGCTGCTATACCTGCGGCAATAAACTGCTGGCCGAGATCAATAAGCAAGCTGGCCAAACCTACAACCGCCTGCGAAAATATATCGCTCATTGTGACCGTGCCCGCAATCAGTCCACCGATCGCCATGCCTATACCTGCAAAGGCGCCCTGAACTGCTGGCCCCATATCCACCATCATGCTCAATTCTTTGCGGCCTTCCTTTAGGTTCTCCGCTAAGTCGCTGACGGCTGTGCTGCTTTGATTTACCAGCTGCGGACTTGGCGCGCCTGCTGTTCCGCCTTTCGCGGCTAATGGTTGCAAACCTGTATCTGCTGCACCTGCACCGCCGCCGCTAATTGCTGACGGTATTAAATTAGTCAAGCCGCCCAATGTACTCAACGCATTTGCTACACTTTCCTTTGTGACTAGCTCCAGTGGTTCGCGTTGCAGCTCTGTGTTAACGGCGTCTGTAAAGTCCTCGGCTGCTTTCGTGCCAAAGTCCGCCATACGATCCGCAGCGTTAGTGAATGCCGCGCTTATTGCGTTGCCTATGTTTGATAGGTCACCCGTCAATACTGCTGAAATGACAGCGCCAAGATCCATGAACGCTCCTATAACGCTATCAACCGCGAACAGGAAAAAATCGAACACCACCTGAACCGTGCCCTTTATACCGCCAATGATGCCACGCAAAAGGCTCGACTCGTTGTAAAGCGTTATAAAGTAATTGATCACGTCGGTGATATACGGCGCAATCTCATCGGCAAAGGTTACGATCGCAATGCCTAAGCCTACGACTGCGGCAATGACCAACCCAATAGGCGAGATCAAAGCCATGAAGCCCTGTATTATGCTTGGCAGTATTACCAGCAACGGACCGAGTGCCGCCGCGATGCCTGCCGCAATCAATACATATTTTTTTGTTTCAGGACTTAGCGCCGTAATAGCTTGCATAAGTCCAACGAACTTATCAAGTAACTGCTTTACGGTTGGCAGTAAGCTATCCGCCAACGCCGCGCCTGCCAACTTCAGGTTGTCAAGTGCCGTGCTAAATTTACCCGATGCCGTTTCACTTAGCCGCTCCATTGCACCAGCAGCAAAACCACCCTCCTCGCTGAAGCTTTTCAGTACCTCATTAAACTGATCAACGCTGACACGCCCCGCGCCAAGTTTGTCAGCGGGTAAACCAGTCGCCTCAGATAAGGCGGTAAAGATTGGAATGCCTCGCTCGGCTAGTTGGTTCAAGTTCTCTAATTCTACTTTGCCTTTCGCGTTGACCTTAGCAAAGATTGCGGCTATCTCGTCAATCGGTTGGCCACTGGTTGCAGCTATGTCGCCAAGAAACTGCAGCTGTGTATTGACTTCCTCCAAGCCTGATCCCGATGCAATGAGCTGCCGCGCTGACTTCGCTACTGCCTCAATTTGAAACGGTGTTTTTGCTGTAAACTCGTTGAGGTTGGCCATCATATCGGCGGCCTGCTTTGCGCCACCTGTTAAGCTGATGAAACTCACCTCCATCGTTTCGAGGTCAGCCGCTGACTTAATAGCTGCCGCACCAAGTGCAGCAATCGGCATGGTAAGGCTGCGCGTCATGGACTTACCTAGCTGCTTCGTACTCCTGCCAAAGTTCTGCATTTTGCGCATGGAGGCACCTAAAGCCTTATCAAACTGCCGCGTTTGCGCTCCGATGGTTACAATTAAATCATTCAGCTTTGCCATTGATCTCTTTCTAATATTCGTTGTCTCAGTTCCTCTTTGGTGAGCTTGTCAGCCTTTGCCTTTGGCTTCTCCCATGGGAATTGCATCAGGTCCTTTGGCTGCAATTTACGCCCTTTTTTTAGGTGGGGCTGCATGATCATAGAACCAAGCCACCGCGTGCGCTCCCACTCCATCCGTTCGCGCAGATCCTCGCTCTCACGGTTGGCGTCAAGTGCAAGGCTTACCTCGCCGAATGTCATTGACCAAAACGCAGAAGGGGACAGGCGTAAAATGCCCATCCCCATCCGTATAATATCAGGCCAGCCAATCGGCTTGTCTGTGCCGTCTATGCTTTTTTTTCGCTGCTGTATTCGCCGAGTGCATCAAAGCACTGGGTGACGTGTTCGAGTGTTATGTAGTCTTCGAACGTCGGCAGGTCCATATCGAAGTCCTGCCCTTCAAAGGTGCATCCACATTCAACGCCAACGAAACAAAGAAAGGCGCACGCCTCTGCACTTAGCTTCGACGGATCGGATAAGCTGAATACATTGACTTTTGTTTTACGCTCAAACTTCTTCAGCGCCTTCATGCTGTACCGCACTGGGTACTCTGTGCCGTTTACTTCAATCATTCAGCCGTTTGTGTAATTGCACCGCTCAACTCAAAGGTAGCTGAATAAGTAGCTGTGTCCTCCGTGCCGCCTGATTGCTCAAGGCTAGTGATGAAACCGCTAGCGCTGTAATTGAAGTCTTCGCCTACTACTGGAGTAGCTTTCCCAAACTTTAATGTTAAGGATGTGCGATCGTTTAACGCTGTAAACAAATCAGAAACATCTTTGTTTGATGCATCGTTATAGTCAACCAAACCGCTCACGCTCATTGATCCAGATTTGACACCGCCGAGCAGCTCACGGAATCCCGCGCTGTCCTTTGTGGTAATGTCAATCGTTTCCATGTTGAGAGAAAGCGAGCAATCTGTAGCCGCTGCGATCAGCGTGCCGCCGATGTATACACCCAATTCTGTACCGTTAAAAATGGCCATTTTATTCTTCTATTAAATCGTTATTATCTGAGTCCGTTTTTTTCTTTGGGGCGTCGAGGTATCCCTTTGCTTTTAGTTCTGCGGCGAACTCAGAAGTAACTGACGGCGTCGCGCCTTTCTTCCAGTTGTTACCGCGTAGCTTGCACGCCTTTTGAATTGTGACCTTCATGCCTGCAAGTTAATCAATTTCAGGTTGATCAGGAAACCACCCGTTATCGTCCATGTATTCTTGTGTTCGGATCGTCGTATCGCTTGGCACGATATGCCCGAAAGGAAACTTTTGATTGACTTGCACGTAACTACTGAGGGAATACCGCTCATCATTCGACAGCTCAGGGAAGCACGCAACGAGGCGTTCAAGGTTTGCGGCAGGGTGTACGTTGATGAGGTAATCCGTGTCCACTTGCAAAGCGTTCTGTACTCCGTCAGGGTGTACGATAATCCCAAAGACGGTCGATGCCGCTTCGCCTTCCGCCTGTATCAAAACGGGGCGGCTTATGTTGTAGAGTTCGCGCGTGATTTGATACGCTCTGCGCTCGCTTGTCTGCGTGTCCGTTGGTAGGACTATAATATATCCGTTCATTAGAAGATGTTGTAGAACGTGTTGATGTTTGTTTCAATTCCTGTGCGGTTGTCGGTTTGTGGCGTTGTATATATCACAAACTCTTGCAACGTTCCATTTATTGGTACGCTACCGCTGTATTCTCTGCCAATCGAAGT